GTTCATCAGTATCATTATACATACCCACATAACAATAGGTCTCTGTATTCAATCGTATGAACGAATCTTTGAGACCATCTACCAAACGGGGATTCCTTTGATATGGGTGATATACTCCGTTGTTCTCTCTCTTAAACCTTATAGTTTCTGGTTTTATGAATAGTATTGTTTCCAGCCCTGTTAATTTATTGTTTGGTACTCCTTCTACTGATATAGCACCACTAACAAGAAGCTGAACTATGAATTTGTTTACTAACCCATCAATACCAGCAGTATACTTAGACCACTTTCTTGACACATCCCTCAAATGCTCCCTCATCTTGGTAGACTCATCTGGAGTATTGTTTGGGAAGTCTATAGTATGACCTGTATTCGACAGCTTGAACATGTCCTGCAATGCAATGCTGACGTCCGGGTTTATCTTATAAAGGTCCCGAATGATAGGTATTAGTTCTGTTCTGAACGTTGGGGTAACTAAGTTCGTCATACCATTAAGAGTGGTAATGAGTTCAGAGTTTCCCACACCATCATCTGGTTGAGAAACTCTGCCCGGACTTATTGAACCCTTTCCCTCATCTTTGTTCTTAGATTCCACAGGCTTAGACCTAGTGAACCAACTGATAGGATTAAGTTTCATGTTATATTGGATTGTTTATGCTTACTGAGGAATTACTACAGTACCAGATGGACTGTGAGATCTAATATGATTAGTGATAGCTTTACCGAATATCGCATCATCAGAATATGTTTCACCTTCCAAATCCAGGTCCATAGAGGAGTTATTCATTCTATGCTTACCACGAGCAATAGGTCTTCCAGCACCGTCATAAATAAAGGTGTATGCTTCTTGTACAAAGAACGGGTCTTTTATAATTACGTTCTCTTCCCTGATATCCTTCTCTAAGTTCTCGATTATTACAGAACGGTTCTTGGTTGTGGTCAACCATCCCGGGAACTTATCTTCTTCTGGTCTATTCTTCCTCTTCTTACGTAAGAGCTTAGTATAGAAGTATAGATTAGGATATCCCTCATCTTGAAGTATGGTAGTTACCGTCATACCAACATCATTGGTCTCGGGAGCTAACTTAGCAAAGTTGAACTTCTCTCCGATATCTCCAAGTAGTCTGGCATACTTGTTCAATGGTATTCTCCCCTTATATACTGCAGCCTCTTCTCCTTCTTTATCCATACAGGTGAAAGCAGAGTAGTCAGTACCTCTACCAGTAGCACAGTCACCACCGATAAAGTATTCTTTGTTCGGGTCTGGTTCATTGAACTCTTTATACTGACCTTTGAGACGAGTGTTGATAACAGGATAGTCGAATAAGCATTCTTCTATAGCCTTGATATCAGCTAAGTCGAATACTGTATTACCAGATGATAAGAAGTCACCATCTATCTCCTGAGCAGTTCTCTTGGGTCCAAGAGCAGCAGACATCTCTTCATACCACTTCTCATCCCGGTCTGGGTGCATCTGCCAATACAATCTGATCGGATTGAATGGGTTGCCTCCAGATATAGCATCTACCCAAGTACCGTGAAAGAAGTTCCCTACGCCGTAAGGCGTGTTATGAGACACGTAGTCTTCGTTTATGAGATAAGATTCATCATTTTCAACGCAAATGTCGTAAATGGTATCGTAATACTTTCTAACTACTTTCAGTTTAGAAAGATAGATACTAGTACCCCGTTTACCAGATACAATTCGTTGAATATAGGGTTTATTCAATTTAACCCCGAATCTATCTTCAACCTCCTGAGATATCTTCTCCAAAACTCCATAGTAGTAACCAAGCTCTTGATAACGATACCTTATGTAAGCTACTACTCTTAAGTCATAGTTGAATCCTCCTTTCAATTTAGACCCAAGCTTCATTCCATAAGAATGTTTTGCAGCTTTTTTACCGTTCTCAGCTACTGTAACTATCTGGAGATTGGTTACATAGTTGTCTGAAGGATTGTTGTTAATGTGGTCAACTACATATCCTTCTGGAATTTCTCCTAAGAATACTTTAGCCACCAGATTGTGGACACATATCTTTTTCTTTTGACCCTTATTCCAAAGCTGAATGCTAAGATATTGTTCTCTACCAGAGCAAGGTCTTGGTAACTTCTCTATCCTGGTTCCATTCTTCACTATAAAGATTCTTCCCCAGTTGGAGACTTCATAGTTTGGATAACCAGGTATGGGTTTGCATATCTCTTTCTTGGGTTTTACGGTTACTTGATTCTGCTCCAGACCACTTATACCAGTATGATAGAAGATAGCGGGTATATCTAGTTTGATTATCTCTGAAACAGGTAACCAACCTTCAAGAGTATACAACTTATGTTTTGGAGTACATTTAATAACCCTACCTTGCTCATTGTGAACTTCCCAAGTTTTCAGTACACCCTTATTTACAGAACCAAGTACTCTCTGCCACTTTCCAGTATGTGATAATACTCTCAGTCCAAGATGTGATATATCCATCTTACCAAAAGTTTTGGGACAAATAGAATCTACTCTGAATGGCCCATCTTTACCTATAATTTGAGTATCACCAGTAATACATGAGTTAACAATAGCAGCACCACCAGTTGACAGGGTAGGGAAAGCTGATGCCCAGATGGTTGAAGCCCACCTTACGATTGCTGCCTCATCAATCACTAACAACGACAAAGATTCAGAACGACCAGCTTGGTCAGAGGTTGGAATAGATTCTATTACAGAACCATTTGCAAACTCTATAGTTGATACAGAACCAAACTCTCCTGCACGACCATTAGTAATTGGCTCTTGCAGATATGAGGGTAGATTCTTGTACATGAACTTAATCTTCTTTAGTACCTTCTTTGCTACGGTGTCCTTGATTGAGATAATATTTATCTTCTTGTTAGGGTGATACATTGCTAACCAAAGACAGTAGAGAGAGATTAGCTCAGTAATACCAGCCTGACGAAACTTTAGGATGATATTGAACCTGTTGAGCATGAATTGGTATAGCACTGCCTTCTGAAAAGGGTAGAGCAAGAACTTTACCATGCCCAACACTGGGTTTATCACGTAGCAGAAAGTAGAAAAGAAGAACGGGTCTTTCATCACCCGAACCAGAGTTTTAAGCTGTTCAGGTGTAATACTAGCATCTTCAACTAATGTCTTCTTTCTTGCCATGTCAGAAATTGTATGAAATTCTTAGGTACGGGTCGAGACCTAAATTATCCCGAAGTTTAGGATAATAGTTGATATTCAACCCGGCTTCATAATTAAATTTACTGGTATTGTATTTCAAGCCTAAATCCAAATCATGGAAGTTATGTACTGGTCGTAGGGTATACTGAACTACTGGATTAAATCTTTTTAGGAAGGATGTTTTCTTGTAAGTTAATTTACTATCCAGGTAGTTGTATTGATAACGAGAATAGTTTACCGAATACTCCTCAGTAATAAGCTTACAATCGGTATTAAATGTAGTGATAGATAGCTTATCACCACCAGATAGTATTTGCAACAACTTAGGAGCTTGGGGATAATTGGTCAAGAACAATTCATTGTATTCAATTTTAGTTGAATCTTTCTGAATGATAGTGACCACTCTATCAACATATTCTATTCGTTCAATGGGAACAGAATCAACCCGATATAGGAACACCATTCGGGGTAATTGAATCTTAGGGAATTCAACTTTGGGTACAAATGGAGTATTAACAACAACAGTATCAACCAGATGAGAAGAATTTTTAAGGTCCTGACTTAATTCAGAATTTCGGTTCCATAACCAGAATATTGTTAAGGCCATAAATATGAAGGCCGAGGTTAGGATTACATTTTTCATGGTTCAGGGTTTATGAAAACAATTAGGGGGGATTATAGGGGGGTTAAAGAAAGTAAATCTTAAAGCTAATACTTAAAAGCTAAGTACTCCAGCAAGCTGGAGGTTATTTTCGTATTTTTCTAAAGAAAAATACTCAATAACTGCGCATATACGTACGCGATATGGGATATTCATTTTGATATTAGACCAGCCTTTTGTAAACAGGACTTTAACCACAATGAATTCTCATATACGGCACCCTTAGTTAGGGTATTTCTCCCTTTATTCAACCAATAAGTCGGATTAGCATTGTCAAAATATACCTTGAATGATTTGGGAAAACCCATAATCACCCTATATTCATCAAGTCCCATTATTCTACCGTGGGGATTAAATTGCCTTGATGAAGGTCTTACGGTTAATGGGTAGCTCTTTTTCTTATTTCGATATACTCCAGGAAGAGTCTTCATCTTTTGAGTTCTCATGGGCCATTTGTAATCATTTTTGAACTCAGTTTTCCATAGCTTTCTCACTTGAGCTACTGTCAAAGTAGTTTTTGACTTATCTGCATAATGATACATGGCCAATTTTTTATCGTCAGCTTCTCTATAGTTTATGTCTCTCCTTACTCCTTTCTTCAGTTGACACAGATTTTTGGGTTTAGTAACTCTAAAAGTATGATCAAAGATCTGAGGATTGATCTTGGAGTCTTTTCTGACTCCTATTAACACCAAACGTTTCCTACTTTGTTGAGAATTACCAAATACCGTAACAGGATGACAGTGCACTATAAGTTTGTAATCGGGTAAATTATGTTCCCATTCCCCGATAGGGATAAGATCCAGAAGTTTTGGGAGGTTCTCAAGCATAAATATTGCCGGTTTGAACTTCTTAACACTAGAAAGATACAGATTAAGAGTAACATCTTCCCGGGGTTTGCCCAGGGATTTTTTCCTGGAATATGAGAATACCGAGCTATGCCCACATGATGGAGAGCCGAGTATTAGGTCTATTTTGGAAGTTTTTACCTCTTCCAGTGACCTTACAAATGGTATATCTTCAAAATTGAGCTTCCATTGCTCTTCTTTTTTGGAATGAAATACTGCTCTTGGCTCTACATTGGCTATAAGATGTTCCTTAAACTCAAAAAGAAGTGCTCCTTGGGCTCCACAGATACCTAAGACATTCATTGAAAATAGAATTTTATAATATATACCGGAAGGTCTTGCAAAGACTACTTTAATATGCAAATTTAATATCAAAACTATATGAAAGTTGGTGATTTATTACTGGTAACAGGTCCTGCCTTCTTTGAAAAGACGGCTATTAAGGAGAGGAAAAAGGGAATTTACACTCTTGAGAATGGTATTAAGACAGATAGAGACCTCAATCCTCTCAATTCTAAGTATCAAATCGAGGTTTTCAACGAAGAAAAATACAAAACTATGGTAGCACAGAGAAATTTGAACCGAGATATTGAGAAATTGGCCTCTATCAATAAGAAAGGGATAGAAAATCCTGACCTAATCAGATATGCAGCTGCCAAAATAAGCCGTATTATCGAAAAACTGGAGAAAAAATGATACGTTTCTTGATACATTGGTTTACAATCAGAGTTATCGGTTACTCTGCTTATTGTGGGGGACTAACTTGGAAAGCTCTAAAAGGAGTGAATAAAGAGTATGAAGGTAATGAATCTTGGGCCAATGGTAAGAAAGAAGCATTTAGAACACTCATAGTCTGTATCACCCTCATAATAGTCATATCATGTCTGATATCCTAATGTTCACTAGCCCTGCTCCTACTTGGTTGGGTTATACTATTTTAAGTTTTTACATTCTTGGGTTCTTCTTTTGCCTATTCATTCGTAGTGTAATCGAAGAAACCCCTCTCAAGAAAGCTTCAAATCCAGTAAGGTATGGAGTTTTATTCCTT